GAGTGAGACTTTGACTGAGTCAACCCTTCTTAATGAAGTCCAAGCCTTGCGTGAAAACAATGCTAAACTATCACAGCGTCTTGAAGCTATTGAAGCCGAAAAGAAAGAAGTTGAAAAGCGTGAAGCGGTCAATCTTCTTCTTAATGAAGGCAAGATCACACCAAGTGAAGTTGAAGTTGCTGGCAAGGCCTTTGAACTTCGTGAACTTCAAGGTGAGTTTTGGACTATGTTCTCAGAGCGACCTTCAAACAGTGCTGTGCCATTGGTAGAGGTTGGTCATGGTGCAAGTGGTCAAGAGATTAACAAGGCTACCCTTGACCAAGAAGTAAGAAAACTAGCTAGTGAGAAATCAGTTAGCTATTCAGAAGCCTTGAACCTTTTCGCTAAATCAAACCCCGAATATTACAATAAGGTCTTTGGAGCTTAATCATGTCAAATATTATCAATTCTTTTGTAGCTGCAGAAGCTATCACTGAGTTTGCCCTTGTTTCTGTTAACACAGCTGGCAAAATTGTTATTACTGATGCCGCTACTGATGCTCGTTGCGTTGGTATTGCACAACGTGCTTGTGCAAGCGGTGACAGTGTGGAAGTCCTTGTGCAAGGTGTAAGTCGTGTGATTGCAGGTGCGACCATTGCAAACACTGTTTCACTTGTTATGGCTGATACTGATGGGAAAGTTGTTACTCATGCAACAACAGGAAACTACAGCATTGGTCAAATCCTACCTAACATCAACCAAACATCAGCAAGTGCAAGCGATCAAATCTTGATTAAGTTCACCGGCCCTTGCAACCTACTTCCATAAAGGAGCTTAACACATGGCTAGTTCATACGCTAATTTACACCCCGTTGACCAAATTTTAACAAGCCTTGTTCAAGAAGCTGTTCCAAGTGATGACCAGCTTATCGCTGACAAGGTTCTTGAGACCATCAAAGTTCCCGAGCGTTCAGGCACTCTTTTAGTTGAGAACACCCGCAACTTTATGGGAGCAGGTGCAGGCCTTGACATCGAGAGAGCTCCTGGCTCAAGTCGTGCTTCTATTGGTGGCTTTGATCGTTCAAGCCAAACCTTCAAAGCAAAGATCTATTCAGCAAGCGATTCAATCGCAATGGAAGATATCTTTGACAGCCAATATCCTGGCAGTGAAGAAGCTCGTATTGCCAAGAAGGTTGCACGAGTAATGAAACTTGCTCGTGAGAAGCGAGCGGCTGATTTATTATTTGGTACAAGCAACTTCAACAACAACAATTCAACAGCTGAATTTGGTGGCAAGTTCAATGCTGGAGGTGCCGAAGGTCTTAGCTATCTCCATGAGCTTAAGGACACAGTCTTTGAAGCAGCACATGGTATCAACCCCGACACCTTAATTTTTGGTCGTCAACTTTTCAGAGAGCTTGCACGAAATCCAGAAGTTCGTGGTTATGTTGGTGATTCAACTGCAGGTATCGCTAGTGGTAATCGTATCTTGAACGATGAAGCGGTCATTGCTGTACTTCGTGATGTTCTTGGTATTCCAAACATCTATGTTGGACAAGCTCGTCAAGATACTGCAGTCCCAGGAGCTACTTCTTCAGAAAGCTACATTTGGACAGGTGACAGCTTATTCATGGGTATTCTTCGTGGTTCTGATGCTATCGTTCAAAAGAGCGGAAACGTTAAAGGAATGCCTGTTGCTGCTCTTAACCTTGCCTTCTCTGATATGGTAAGCGGTCAGTATGACAGCCTAGACAAAACACGCCGTTATGTTTGGGGCGAAGAAGTAAACAGCTTCCATGCAGTTGATTCAACCCTTGGTCGTATCATCACTGACTGTCTATAAGGTGAAAGATGCTTTGTTCATGTGGTCAACAAATATCCTTACTTGCTGAGAATGACGCAGATAAGGAAGCAATAGAGGACTTGACAAGACAGGCAAAAAGTCAGTCAGGTCCAATGGCCACATTGACAAGGGCAAGACGTGACCAGCTAAAGGCAGAAGTGAAGGCTGAACAGGCCTTTGCTAAGTCCTTGAAGCAAGGAGCTTTGGACATTTCCAAGGCTATGGAAATAGCAATTAAGACAGCAAGAGTTGAAACCATAATGAACTACACTGATGAACAGCTTATGCAGTTCATTCTTGAAAATGGTCTTGGCCTTGCTGTTGATGAATTTATTGAACAAACTGACTTAATAAGACAGGCTGTTCAAAAAGGCATATTGGCGATAAGAACAGATTTTGACTTTTCAAACATTGCTTCAAACATGCAAGCAATTCAAGCCATGATAGCCAAACAAGTATTTGAAGACGTGATCTTACCACCTGTTAAGAAAAGTATTGCTAGAGGTCTTCAAGATGCAATCTTGGAAGTACCAGCTGAAATCATAGCAAGTAATCTCCAAATACAACTTGAAAGTGCAATGGGTAGGCAGCTAACAGAAGTTAAGACTCAAATATCTTCCTTTGGTCGTTCAATAACTGCATTTGTTGCAGAAGACGCAGGACTTGACCATTATCTATACACAGGCCCCAAAGACGGTATAACAAGACCTTTTTGTCGTGAATTGATTGGCTTGGTAGTTACCAAGGACCAAATGAGAAAACTTGACAATGGTCAAGGGCTTGGTGTGCTAGTATATTGTGGTGGGTATAACTGCAGACATAGCTGGTCACCTGTGAGTGAAGGCTTCATTGAAGCTGCCAAGCTACCCCTTGCGACCAATGCAAATATCAATCAAGCAAACAATAAAGCACAAAGGTGATAACCATGATTAAGGTTGCTACAGATACAGACTTACTTTTTGAATGGAACGCACCAACACCCATCACAGGTGGTGTCACCTTAAAAGTGTATGCTACTAGCACACCTGTGACAGTGGCCTTGACCCAAAGCAGGACAGCTTTAACAGTCACAGCCATTGCAAGCGATAGAAGAACATTGACACTTTCAGCAAGTGCAACAGCCTTGCAAGCTGACCAAGTCAAAGCCTTCTTTGTGACCAATGGAGACACTTACTTTTCAGTGGCTATTTCAAGGATAGTTGACACCACAGCGATATTGGCCGAACCACTACCAAGAGAAGTGGACTTGTCAACAAGTGGAAGCCTTGAATTTGCCATGTATTATGGAACGGTAACAACAGCACAGGTTACAGACACACCTGGCTACTACCCATATACAGTGGGCTATACTTCCAACCTTGGAAGTCAAACCCAAGGCAAGACTGAAAAAGGTATTATCAAGGTTACTAATCGACCATTTGACACAGGCCTTGACCATGACGAACTAGTAAGAACCTTTGCAAACCTAGCTGATATGGTCCCAAGAAGACAAAGCAGCTTTGAACCACAAATCAAAGCAAGCCTTGAGGAAATCATCTTAGTCATTAGAAACCACTTAAGAGCAGATGACATCACAGAAGATGAAGTCTTCAACCCAGAGTCTTTCAAACTTGCACATGCTTATTGTGCCGCTTCAAGGATATATGAACAAGCCTTACAATTCGATGCAGCCAGCATGATGAAGTCAAGGTGTGAAGAATTAATTGATAAGGCTTTATCCACTATATCACTTGACCTTGATGGAGATGGATTGGTTGATAGTGGTGAAGAGGTCTTATCGAGAAAAGGCGGTGGACCAAGTGACTTTAGGGCAAGTTGGAGAACTTACAGCAAATCAGCAAATGACAGCTTCTTTACTCCAAAGCGTGGAATGAGACACTAATCATGCCTGTTAAGTACAAGTTCAACTTTCCAAGCAACCTATGGACACAACAAGACAGTGCTATTCTTGGATCAAATACACTTGCACAAATCAAGATAAGAACAGGCAAGGGAATTGATGCAAATGGACAACCATTTGAAGACTACTCCACCAACCCAATATATGTGAAAAAGCAAGGTGCAAGACTTAAGCCCAAAGGTGGCCGACCTTCCAAGTCAGGTGATAGTGTTTACTATGAAAAAGGTTATGCTCAATATAAGCATGAATCAAGAAGACGTGGTCAAGGCGGTGAAAGTGCAGAAGTTGACTTGGTGCTTAGTGGCAACATGCTAAACAACTTCATAGTGAAAGAAGCCACTGACCATGGGTTCAAGATTGGCTTAACTAATCAAGCCCAATATGGTTATGATGTAAATCAAGAGCGTGAATTTATTGGCTTGACTGATGGTGAAGTTGAAATGATTGTCAAGGCTGTTGAACTTGATCTTAAAAGGAAATTACAATGAGCCAAGGCATATTTGCAGCACTTGAATTCTTAGAAGACATGGTTGAGAACATTGACCCAAAGACCGATTCACACCATGGCTTTGTTGCCATTAATCGTGGTACAGGCTTCACAGCGTCTTTGGAAGATCGACCAAATAGCACACGCTACTTTGAGCTTGCCATTGATGGACTTGCCAAAGACGATGGTATGGCTGGTCTTAGTGGTCGAAAAAGAGCAAGAGTAAACTGTCGAGTTCGTTATGACGTACCACACGACCAAGGCTTCTTGCTCCGTCTTATTAATGAAGACGTAGCTGATTTAATCGACACCTTAAAAGGTCCACAATATAACCTTGCTTCAACAGGGATTGTTTCTTTGATTCCTCTTGATGCTACACTTACAACTATTCTTGACAACCAAGGTGACCGCTTTGCCTATATCTTGGTTCTTCCTTTTGATCTTCTTTATTTGGAGAATTAAACAATGGCAGTAACACACAGAAGTTTAAGCATTGCTGTTGAATCATCATTTGGTTCACTCGATTCCACAACAGGTATTCCTTCAGCTTCGGGGCTTACCTTTATTTCCATTCCTTGCGAGCGTGACCCCATCATTGTGCCAGGTGAGCCTGTGGTCAGTGAAAGAAATGATGCGCGTGATGGTTCTTACAATGTACCAAGTGAACCCGACACAGTATGGAGCGGTGGGTCAAGAGTAAGAAGAAGAACAGGCCAAGTTGTTTGTCGTGTTGACCTTACCACCATTGGCACAGCTTCAAGCGACTATTCAACCAATTATCTTGGTTATCTTCTTGGTGCTGGCCTTAAGACCAAGATTCCAAGTGTAGCGACTGACACAGTCACAGCGGTAGACGCTAATACCTATACGCCAGGAAGTGCGCCCGCTATTGCTGATATTGGCACTTTGATAAGTTCAACTATTAATGGTCGTGCTGAATATTCAGCAATCACAGACAATGCAGATGCAAGCAGTGATGTGACCATTTCACCTGCACTTTCAACAAGTTCATATACTGCTATTCGTGGTCTACAAACTTGGTACACACCAAGCCGAACCAACACAGGTGACTATGAAGCAAGTGTGGCCTTCAAGATTGAAGGTGTAGACTTTCTTTCTTTTGCTTATGGTTGTGTCATGGAGAGTATGAACATCACTCTTGACAATGGCCGCTTAATGGCTGAATTCACCTTTCAAAGTGCTTTCATTACAGATGACCATGGAAGTGCAAGCGGTCCTGTTGAACCTTCTTACAATAGCGGCGCCGCTCCTTTGTTTAGAGGTGCTTATGTGGTCGTTTCTTCAACAGCACCTTCAAGCCTAACCAATGCAAGTGTGGGAGATAAACTTGGAAGAACTGCACTTGATTGTGAAGACTTTAGTTTGACCTATACCAACACCTTAACCCCTATGGGTCACAGCAATAGTGTTCTTGCAATGTCTGACATGGAAATAAGTGATGTTCAAGTTGAACTATCTTTGACCTTGTCAAGTGTCAACACCACCATAGCAAATGACTTCTTCAACCGAACTGTAAGACAAGTCTTAGTTGGTACAGGTCCACAAGGTGATGGACAAGGCTGTGCAATTATGTTGCCTGCAGGTATGCTTACAGTTGATCCTTCTGTTTATGACGTAAGTGGTAACGATATTGTCAGACAGCAATTAACTTACGTTCAATCACGTTATGCTGGCGACTTCTCCACACTCAGCTATGAAGATAACGCTGGCAATTCACCATTTAGACTAGGACTTGGAATCTAAAATGGCTTTAACCTTTTTGACTAGTGAAGACCAAACTATTGACATTGTGATAACTTGCGACAAAGCACTTGAAGCGAGTGATGAACAAAAGAAAACCTATCTATCAAGCGGTAAACTTGAAGACCTTGGCAGTGTGGAAGGTGCAACCAAGTTCACCATCAAA